GTTGTCGCGCATGATGATTATTATGCAAATTATAAGACGCACCACAAAGAAGGTTCAAAGATAAATAAACACATTAATCACGAGTATATCCCAGTAGTGGGGGGCTTGGTCGAGGCATCCAAGGTGGGGCGAGATGAGCCTGATGTGTTCTACAAGATGCTGGTCAAAGATACGGATAAGCACGGTAGTTCATTGTACGGTAACACGCATGACATCAGTTGCGAGATGTTATTTGTACGAACAGATCAGAAGCAGTTGTACAGGAATGTGTTTAAGGTGAAGTTGCGAGTGCAGCCTGAGTGCTATGACCTAATGCACCACTTGAAGCGTGATGAGCCAGCCGCAGATGCAAATGCTCGGCTGTTTGTGCTGACAACCCGAACAAATTCATATGACATGGCGTATAAGTATAAGCTGGACAATATCCGGCGTGAAGCTATTCGTGTGTCAAAAAAGAGATACGAAGGTAAGAAGCGCGAAGAACGCGCAACACCTAAATGGGCTAATCATTTTAAAATCAATGCAGTGTATAGTGATGCTTACAGATTAAATAAACGTGATGGAAAGAATACATGGCACGTTGATCACATATTCCCGTTGCATTTTAATGATCGAAACGGACGCAAAGGGTCTGGGCTGCACGTTCACCATAATTTACAAATTGTCACCCGTGAGTTTAACCTAAAGAAGTCAAACAGGTTTATCGGATGAAGTTGGAGTTGTTTCCCATAACGATCAAGGATGCGAACAATTTCGTTGATCAACACCACAGGCATAACAAACCCGTGAAAATCGGGTATCGGTTTGCGCTCGGTGCTGTGTATGACGATGATCTTGTCGGGGTTGCCATGGTTGGAAGGCCAGTTGCCCGTATGCTGGATGATGGGTTCACGGCTGAAGTGTTACGGGTTTGTGTGTTGGACGCAGCGCCGAAGAACACTTGTTCGTTTTTGTACGGGAGGTGCTGGCGAGTCTGGCAACAAATGGGCGGAAAGCGCATGGTGACGTATACATTGCAATCTGAGTCGGGTTCTTCTTTACGCGGAGCAGGTTGGAAAATAATGGGTGAAGTATCAACGCGGTCTAATCCGTGGGGTAGTTCCAGCAGAAAACGGGAACACCAGCCGATATACGAACAATTAAAGTTCAGATGGGAGGCATGAAAGGAGACTGTTATGGCTGAAGCAAATAGAATGTATTGGGCTTTGAAAGAGTTGCGTATGCTCATGGATGAGGAAGTCGCTCTGGATAGGATTAAGGAAAAGGTCGAAAATCTGACCGAAATGGCGCTCGGATGTCAGTGCAGCGAGCGTTATAACTATGTGGTATCGGATCAGAAGTTGATGATATTGCCCAACGGTGATTATTACACGAGGCTCTATACAGCCGATATGAGTTGCCATTGGGTGGTTGATTTACACCAGCGCCCTGGCACCAGTAAAATTGTTCGTGTTGAAGCAAGGAGGGACGAATGCAAGTACCAACAAGAGAACAAATAGCAGAGGCACTACGAGTGCCTGAAGTTAAACCAGATCTGGATAGAATGGGCAGAGTTAAAACAAAAAATGTTCGTAGTGATATTACATCCATAGGGCAGCAAATCCATAAAGAGCGGATGAAAAAAAACATGTTTAAACGATCACGTTAACCAGTTTTTGGTTAATATTTACTTACAAGTTACAAGGTTACAAATTTGTAAGTAAATCACTTGTAAGTAATAAGTTGCTGTAATCATTGACGTAATCGGTTTACTTACAAGTCGTGTTTTTTTCATAAACCAAGTTAGGAGTTGCTTGTAAGTGACTGAAAACAATCAAACTTACAAGGTTACACAAGGTTCTATATATATATATATGGGTAGGTGTAACTAACCTACCCATATTATGTAAGGGTCAGCGAGGGGAGCATGGAACGTAAAACAAGACAGTGCGCGTTTTGCCATGAACATTTTGATGCCGATCATATTATGGATTTGAACGGTAAGCCGATATGCTTTCCGTGCGCGGTAACTTCATCTTGGTTCGATCAAAAAAGGAGGCAAAGGGAAATGGTAAATAAATATGATGAAGCATTAGCAGAGCAGCGTAACGCTAAAAAAGCGAACAATTTAATTCAAGAGTCTGGCATCTGTGAAACTAAACGCGGAACGCTGTATTACCCAGACGATGACTATAGCAACGTGTACCATATAGTTGGAAACACAGATTGGGAGTTTTAAATGCCAAAGGTCGGTGAAGATCTGCCAAAAGAAATGCGTCTAGCAGGGCTAAAGAAGTTAAAGCCACAGCAACAAGACTTTTTGAACAATTATCTGCACAAGGATATGACGCAGACAGAAGCTGCACGACAGGCTGGATACAAGAACGCCTCGGTGTCAGCCGTGAGGCTGTTGCGTAACCCAGTGGTAGCGGAACGCCTGCAAGAGATGCGGTTAGAGGCACAGGCTAAGTTCGGGGTCAGTGTAGATAAGTCTGTTCGGGATCTAAAAAGGCTTCGGGATCAAGCGTGGGAGATGGGTAAGTTCAGTGAGGCTATTCGTGCTGAAGAGCTACGTTTAAAGGCATCGGGGCTACTTATCAACAAGCAGCACGTTGTGAAGGAGGATATTACAGCCGCATCCAAGGAGGATATCGCTAAGAAGTTGGACGAGTTCAAGAGGTTAGCCGAGTCACGCATGGTGAACGTAACACCAGATGTAGAGGTTATTGAGCATGAAGCACAAGAGATAGCTGAAGATAACCAATAACTGGTTAATTGTTCGTAAACGCCCCGTGCGGGGGGAGGGGGCGGCGACCATCGGGCTTTCTGAGCCTATACCAGTAGAATTGTTCGGGTTCGGGGTCATCGGGCTGCTGCTCGGGGCATCGGGATCGGGGTTTGATCGGGGTCGGGCTTGACATCGGGCTGCGACTCGGGCCATCATTACGACTCCTCCCTTAGACTGACCCGGCAGCCGCCTGAGTTGCCGGGTCTTTTTTGCAGCGCAACCCGTACAATTGTTCGTATCCCGTAGCGCAGCATGCTGCAGCACAGCTCGTGAAAAAAAGTATCAAATAGTTCTTTTTCTTGTTGACACCATCTGCAATAGTTGCTTATATATAAGTGTGCTTAACGAAGGAGAACGAAATGAACCCTCTATTTTTTTCTGGCGAATTGCCAATGGATCACAGACCTTGCTTCGATCACGAGGCAAGAAGCCTAGCTGATTACTGGGTTGAGATTGGTGAGGTTTTAAACTGGGATCATGCGTATGAAAGTGCGTGGAACTACATTGAAGGGCAGGCAGTATAATGAAATGGGTATCAAACAGGAGAGAGAACATGCGTAGATTAGGAAGTGCTTTGAGGAGAAGGAGAATGAGCAAGTTAGGAAGTGCGTTAATCGGGGTTGGGTTTGTCGGGGTCTGCATGATGACAGCCGTAGAACCAATCGACACAGTGGCCTTCTACATTCATTCGGGCATGATTACCATCTTTGCCCTGACCATGGGACTGGGAGTCGCACTGACCCGCAGCTAGTAACCCGAACAATTTGTTCCAACTGCCCCGGCTGAGTCCGGGGATTTTTTTTGCCTTCGTGCAGCGCCCGTGGGTCTTTCCGTACAATTGTTCGTGTTTCCGCTGCGCTGCGAAGTTCCGGGAGGATTCAAAGTTTTTTTATTTTTTCCCATTTTTATGGTTGACTGTTGTGCAATGATTGCTTATATATAATACATGCTTAACGAAGGAGGGCTATCATGGCTGAGAAAGCAGATAGAATCAAAAGAGACTTAGCGGGCAACCTGCTCGATGTGAACCATGTAACGCGGCGGTTGTTCCGTTGCTGGTTGGACGGCTCTTATCTAGGCTACGAACACTACCAAGCAAATGTAGCGTTCCTAAAGACTAACCACGACAACGAACGCAAGATGCGGATGTTTGTTATTCAAGAGTTCTGCAAGTATACGGCAACGGATGCAAATTGTTCTTACCGTTATGCACAGCAGATCATCACAGAGACGATCCCAAAGCGTAAGCTAGAGCAACTCAATAAGGCGCTGGTAGCTGATGCGCTTGACCTTATTGAAGACTTCTTGCGTGAGGAAGCGGCGTAATGTTGTACCTTGCATATGGGTCAAACCTAAACAAAAGCCAGATGGCTTCAAGATGTCCCCGAGCCAAACCGCTCGGGGCTATCTACCTACCGAGTTGGCGGCTTGTCTTTCGGGGCGTAGCCGACATCGAACCAGCACCTCGTGATGAAATGGTGCCAGCGGGTATCTGGGAGATCACGCCCGAATGTGAAAAGGCATTAGACCACTACGAAGGCTGGCCTCGGCTGTACAGGAAAGAAAAGGTCTGCGGGATGATGACGTACCTAATGAACTCTGACGGTTATGCCAAACCATCGGACTTCTACCTCGGGATCATCCAACAGGGGTATCGGGACTTCGGGCTTGATGCAACTGAACTGTACTATGCCCGTGACTGGGAGGAGGAAGACGAATACGCATAGAGTCAAGCTAAATTGTTCGGGTGAATCGGGCTGCAGCCAGGTGCTGCGGCCCATTTTTTTGCCTGGGGTTCGGGCAGCGCCAGGGTGTATTCGGGAATTGTTCGGGGTTTTCGGGTTCCGGGCTGCACCGGGTCGGGGTTCGGGTTCGGGTTTTTGCAGCAGCGCCGGGCCACAACCCGAACAATTGTTCGTAAAACCCCCGGCAGGCCCCGGGATTTTGCCGGATTTCTGCCAAAAAAAAAGCGATGCTGCACAATAATTGCTGCTCGATAATCGTCTATTTAATGAAATAAACCGCACAATTGTGCGTTTTATGTATTGCAATGGTTGCCCATAGGTATATACTTTATGACAACGACAACAAAACAATAGGAACAAAACAATGCCTTACATTTTAGACGATACATTTTTGACAGTGGGTTATGAGCTTGAAATTGCCGGTGGCGGTTCATATGCAACATGGCGGCGCATATTAAATGATGCCGGTTTTGATTGGGTGAAAGTTGTGTCAGATGGTACACCAGTTGTTGATTGCGAGATAATAACACCACCAATGCCAATGGGTTTATATGGCGGTGCCGATTATGACCTTGGCGAATTATTCACATTTATTGAGCGCAATGGCGGTACTGTATCACGACGCGATTTAGGTGGTCATATTCATATTGGCAACCGCGCCATAAAAGATATGACAACAGCAGACTATTGGCGGCAATCAAAACAGTTGATGCGTGATCGTGACGAATTTTTCATGCCCGCCGACATCAATTGTTGTGACGTTATGCCGTTGGTTTTGGCAAAAGACGTTGCGGTTCGTTATGCTGAACATCAAGATGCTGTTAATTCAATCTTGCCACAATCGCGCCGTTATAACCGCTATTGCAATAGCATTGCTCATATCGCGCCAAATGGCAGACAGCACGATCAGTTTATGTCTGCACAATCTGCAAGTGACATGGCGTCTATTTTGGGTGGCAAATTTGTTGCGGTAAATATGCAAACATGGTCACGCGGTACGGTTGAATTTCGCCAGCACCAAGCGACACTGTCAGTTGATAAGCTTAAAGCTTGGTCATTATTAATAGATGCCATGTTTCGCCATTCTGACCGCTATCGTGTTGACTATAACGCCAACACGCCAACGACAGTTGAAACGCCAGCATTACCGTACCGCAACGGTTCGCGCATTGCGGTTATGTGGTCACTAATGAGACGCGACAACGGCGCGACTACACGCGATCTAATGAATGCAACCGGATGGACAGCGCAAACAATTAGGGCGCGTGTTTCCGAAATGCGTCGTGATCATGGCGAACAAACTGTGGTGTGTAACAATCAACAGGCATATGGTCATAGCTATGGTGATAGCAATGGCGAACATGATTTGAATGGTTACATAATACCGCAATCAATAACCATACAACGGCGCGACAATGGCGGTTTGTTGCCAGAAAACCAGCGTGGCGTTTCATCTATATGGGCAGGATTAGATGATCAGTTGTTTGAATACTTCAACACACGGCGCGATCAGTTGAGCTGATCGCACCAACCCCACCCAATCAACCCGCGCTAGTCGCGGGTTTTTCTTTGCCTAGTTTTCACAGGTACCCTAGGCAGCGCCGTCTAAATTTGTTCGGGATGCGGGCGGGTATGGCACCCCCCCTTTTTTTTGTTGACACCAGCGGGCGCTTCGCGCCCTATTCCCCACAAACAATCACCAAAAAAATTGCATATATTTTTTTACTTGATTTATCGCAATCATTGCCCTACATATACCTATATCTTTAAAAGGAGGCAAAGATGGCTAA